TCGAAATTTTGAAAGAGTCTATTATAAGAAAAATGATGAAGAAGATTCAGTTGAAATTCTTTCTAAAGAAGTTGTATATTTCATTGATGTAACTGAGAAAGAAAAAGAAACTGTTGAAACTTTACGTAAGCTTAATGGAGATACTTATGAACTAGTTAATGAGAATCTTCTTAATGCTGAAACCGTTGCTGCTGATTATGAGGCGCGCGGACTCAAAATTGACGAGTTAAATGAACAAATTAGTACTTTAAATACAGAAGCGGAAAATATGAATTCTCAGCTTGAAGAGGCTAGTCAGAAGTATACTGCACTAACTGCTTCTTATGATGAATTGAACACTGAAGTTGAAGGACTTCGCAACTACAAGAAAGTTATTGAGACACAGCAAAAACAAGCTGTAATTGCTGAATATTCTGATAAGATTTCTGAAGATGTGCTTAATACATATGCAGAAAAAATTGATGAGTATACTGCATTAGAACTCGACAAAGAACTTGCCTATGAGTTAAAGAAATCTAATTCTTTCGCGTTCGCCGCCGACCCAATTGGTATTGTTCCAAAGGATCAATCCATTGGTGGTATTGAAGAAATTTTGTCTCGTTACAATAAAAAATAACGGAGGTTATTAAAAATGGCTCTTACTAGACTAACTATCGATGGTTATGGCCAAGTTGAACTTAACAACTGCGCTTTCCGTCGTGATGGTCGTATCGAAGCCCAGTGTGCTCCTGATACTGCTTTCTTTTCTAATGCCGTCGTAGAGAATGGTATGCTACTAGGCGTTGACCGTGTCAATCGTGTTATTACTGCCGCTCCTACTGACGGTTCCCTTCCAATCGCTCTAAATTATAGTGCCGAGCATCTATATGACGAGCGCGCGAATGGCCTTAAGGATTTCTATTTAAATCCCACTGATGATTTTTGGCCCCGCCTTGGTTATCTTGCTGTTGGCGATAAGTTTACTACCAACTGCGTAAGTTATGATACTACTGCTTATGCTAATGATTCCGCTTTCCTAAGCGCGCTTGCTTCTTATAAGACTACCGCTCTATATGGTGGAATTAGTGAAGATGGTTCTATCGCTGTTTCCAGTGCTGCGCCTACTGTAGGTCCAGTGCTTCGTGTTGTTGCTGATACCACAATGCCCGATGGTACTAAGGGTATCATGTTCCAAGTTTATAAGGCGTAAGGAGGGTAATAAAATGACTTTAGAACAATTTAGAGAGATTGCCCTTCACGCTGCTAAGGGTACTGCTCCTGCTAATTATACTACTGAAACCGTAAATGCTGCTTTTGTTGATGGTCTTCGTGAACTTGCTGGCACCGTCAATAAGTTTATGAAGAATCGTTATGACATTTACGATATTATTATTGAAGCTGCTGACGAAGTTGTTCCTAAGCGTGTTATCAGCGGTCTAAGTGCTTTTGCTGAGGTTAAGGTTGTTGGCGAAGGCCAGAAGGCTATGTTCCGCCGCAAGCTAGGTCGTCAACGTGCTAAGAAGTTCCTTACTCAGGTTGGTATTTCTGGTGTTTATGAGACTTTCCGTCTTGATACCGAAACCTTCGAAGTTGGCGCGCACGCTGTTGGTGGTGGCGCGACCCTAGATTTCCAGAGAATGCTAGATGGTGCTGAAAGTCTTGCTGACGTTATGGAAATCATCACCGAAGGTCTAACCGATGCTGTATTCCTTGAGGTTCATAAGGCTCTAAGTGCTGCGTTCAGTTCTGGTAATTTCCCCGCTGCGAACAAGGCTACTGGTAACGCCTTCAATGCTACTTCTATGGTTGGTGTTATGAACACTGTTAAGGCTTATGGCGACAATGTTGCGATTTTCGCGACTCCCGCTTTCATTGCTTCTATGGGTCCCGATGCTATCGTTGCTCCTACCGCTGCTCTACCTGGTGTGTATGCTCCCGAAGATATCGAAGCTATCCACAACACTGGTCTAATTCGTATTTTCCGTGGCGCGGCTGTTGTTCAGATTCCTCAGTCCTTTGTCGATGAGACCAATAAGAAGACTTGGATCGATGACCAATACGCCTACATTCTTCCTACTGGCCGTGAAAAGGTTGTCAAGGTTGTTCTTGAAGGACCTACTCAGATTGTTGACCATACCAACAAGGATAATTCTCTTGAGATTTATGCTTGGAAGAAGATGGGTGCCGCTATTCTAACCTACTACAATTGGGGTATTTATCAGAATACTTCTCTTGCGGGTCATAATGATACGCCATACGGCTTCTAATATATAAAAATACTTTAATAGGGGAGGAGGATTACCTCCTCCCCAACTTACTTTTGGAGATAAAAGGAGAAAAACAATGGATAAGATTAAAATCGTTAGTACTGTTGGTAATAGGGTTATTGTAGAAGTTCCAGAGCTTCGTTTTAGTAGGACTTGGCCTATGGCTGGCTCTTCTGTTTCGGTTGATAAAGAAGTCCTTGAAGATTTAATGTATGACATTGGTTTCCGTAATATGATAGAATCTGGTATGCTTTATATTCAAGATATGGAAACTAAGAAAGAGCTAGGTTTGGAACCAGAAGACGCGGTTGAACCCGTAAATATCATTGTTTTGAGTGATAAAGATAAAAAATACTATCTGACTGAACTTAGTTTGGTTGGATTTAAAGATAAAATTAAGAAGCTAAGTCGTCCTCAGCTAGAAAATTTATGCGATTACGCAATTAAAAATCGTATTATGGATGTAGATAAATGTAAAGTTCTAAAGGAGGCTTGCGGCCGCGACATTATTAATGCGGTTCGTCTTAGTGAACAGAACACGGAGGAATAAGTAAATGACGGCTCTACAGACTGTTTATGATGCTTTCCTTAGCAAAATGCTGGATGATGAATGGGAATTTTGGACTGAAGAAGAATTAAACGAAGATTTATATTCTTTGCTACAAGGCGCAGTAGTATGGTTTAAATTTCCAAGAGTTTCGTTAAACTTTACTTCTGAAGGGTTCGAAGCAGACCTAAGTAATGAAGAGGTTCAAATTTTAGCTACTTATATGAAATGTGAATGGCTAAATAGAACCATTCTAACTTGGGAAAATGTGAAACCTTTGTATGAAGAAAGAGATTTTTCGCAAGCCAACCTTATTGATAAATTTAATGCTATGCTCGCCGCGGAGAAGAAAAATGCTCTAAGGCTTGAATCTATTTATTATCGGTCTATCTCTAATAAACCTTTTCATTATAGAGATTTGGCTGAGCAAGGTTAAATGTATCCCGAAATTAAAGAAGGTTATAGCAATAAATTAAAAAATAAGTTGTATGGCTTGTTGTGTGAATTTGAAAAGGGCGGAGAATGGGAGGCTTTTCTTGACTCGATTCTTATTGAGTTGGAAGGTGTGCCGGAAGAAGAACGGACAATAAATTACTATTCTATTTATTATAATATCTCTGCTTTGCGCCATTTACGCTATGAATATTTTCGTAGTACAATTTTTAGTTGTATGACTATGTTGGGTAAAGGTGGTCTATAATGAGTTACTACGATATTTATATGAAAAGATTAAATAGGTTTGGTGAAGACTACCAGTCGAGAATCCAAACTGAAAGAGAGAAGCTATTTGATTTGTATTTAGCAAAAAGCATTTATAGAACTGAGTTTGAATATGAAGATCAAACTCAAGTTGGAAGTTTTGAGAAATACAAACAAGATGAAACTGAAACTTTACATTATTTACTCACTAATATTAATTTGATTATACCTGGCGGCACCATTCTAACACTTCCAGATCAATGGGGTGAATTAAAGCAATGGATGGTTTATTATAGGGAACAAATTAAAGCTAGTGGTTATAATAGATACATAATGTTAAGAATGACACATTTTATTACTTGGACCGCGCGCGACGGTTCTATTAGAACTAGTTGGGCATATATGTACGGTCAAGAGAATAATATGTTGAAGGACGAATTGAAGTCGCGCAGTCGTATGGATACTGTGTATGACGAAAACTTGAAGGCGAGTTTCTTTATATTGCCTATAAATCCTTATATTAGAAAAGATGACTATTTCATAATTGGTGAAAAACCACTACAAGAGTATTATAGGGTCACTGGTTATGATAGACAATCTACCGAAGGTGTTGAGTATGTAACAATAGACCCAGTTTATGAATATGACTTGACACCGCCACCTGAAAAAGAACAAGGGGATAATGGTTCTGATTTCTTCTGGTTTAAAGGAGGCGATGAATAATGGTTAGAAATTTGGGCGAGATGGGTTTAAATTTGCAGAAGATTGTAAAAAGATTGATGGCAAATCAAAATCTTTTAAAGTTATTATACTATACTGATAAAGATCCTTTAAGTAATCCTAATTTGACCGAAGGGCAAATTACGGATGAAGTTTATGAAAAGCTTATAAAAATTGTGCCACGCGTTGGTCCAAAGGAAACTGCAAATAGTTTGATTTCTTTGCGTGTGGTGCGCGGACGCGTCGATTCTAGTAATAATCAAATCCAATCCATTATAATTCATATCGAAGTTTTTGTCCCTATGACACAATGGTTCATAAAAGATTCTAATTTGCGCCCATTTGCTATAATGGGAGAAGTTATGAACTCTCTTGATAATAAAATTATAAATGGGTTGGGCCGCATCGTCGGTGGAGATTTTGGATTGAACTTCTTAACTGATGAAATTTCTTGTTATGAAATGGAGTTTGGAATAGTTCAATATGACTGAGCGAATTTTCCTTGGATATCCAGAAGAATTCAAAAATATTTGTCTGATATATCCACCAAAAATAAAAGAAATGATAGACGTGCGCGCGCCACTATTTGAACGAATCTTAACTCTGTCTCAAGAAGAGATAGAGGATGATTATAATGAAAAGGGGTTGGATTTGAAAAATATTCTGACTCCTTTTGAATATATATTAAATAATGCTTTTCATAGTAAAGAATTTTATGATTTAATGGTACAAGCTTTCGAGTTTTTTATTCACGAACAAGTTACTCCAGTTTATGACCAGAAGAAACTTATAATTGGAGATATAACAAAAATTAATTCTGTTAAAGAATTACGAGTGCTAACTGAAAAAGATTATTTTGATTTTCAAAATAAGATCAGAGAGGTGCTTGGCAGAAAAAAAATTGAGCCGCCAAATCCAAACGAAGATCCAAGGGTGCGCGCGATTAAAGCCAAAGCTCGTTATCGTGATAAAGTAAAAGCTAAGAAAGGAATGGGTTTAAATTTTTTAACAATTTTGTCTTCAATTTGTTGTATGGGAATTGGATTAAATCCACTTAATATTGGAGAGTTAAGTTATGCCGCGGCGTTAAGGCTATTAGATATTTATCAATTAAAAGAAAAATATGAGATAGATATTGATAGTTTGCTTGCTGGGGCAGATAGTAAAAAAATTAAGCCAAAATATTGGATTGAAAATTTGGATAAGTAAAAGAAAATAATTTAGGAGGCTATATTTAAAATGGCTAGTATCCTTGATAAATATGGTATTAAGGAAGTTGCAGATGTTACTTTCTACAAGTTGGAAGGTGGGCAGCCTACTAAACCTGTACTTTACCTTGATACTCTAAAAGTTTCTACTATTGAGCAAACTGCTGAAACCACTGAAGCTCGTGGTGGTAAGGGTAATGCCGCTCTAATTTCTTGGGACTATAACAAAGAGATTACTGTTACTCTAGAAGATGCTTTGTTTAGTGCTAAGTCCATGGCTATTATGTTTGGTGATGGTAATGTTAAGACTATTGCTGACAATAGTAAGTACATTATGAGAACCGAAGAGCTTTATGCTGATAAAGATGGCGCGTATTCTGCTCAAGCTGCGTGGAATAGTGTGTATCGTGTTGGCGACCGTGTTGCAGACAAGACAAATATGAAGGTTTATGATGAGGCTGGAGTTGCTCTTGCTTCTACACAAGCTGCTATGGC